GACAGGAACCCAGGGTTATTAAATTCACGAAACTTATTCTACATGTATCACCCACAATATACACGTGTGACAGTGACGCCCTGTATCTATCTCAACACAAATACGCTACCATATAGGCACAGAATACGCTACTTTTATAACAGTTTGGTAACATTCTATAACGATTTTAGATACTTTTGTCCGGTTTTGCTTTTTGGACGGATTAGTATATAGTGAGGGGGTTTTTTAAACCCCCTCAACTGTTAAACAGTTTACTGTTTATTAAAGCCCTTCAAGGGGCTTTAATAACTGTATACAGTATGTTACAGATATCCAGTAAAAGGTTGTTACGATAAGGGTTCCTTGATGGCTAAGTTTAAGGCAAAATCCGCCAACGTGAATGCCATCGATGCGGATGAAGCCAAGCGTCAAGTCCTCGCTCATGTGGCTAGTGGCATAGGTGTCAAGCAAGCCATGGGCTTGGTAGACCGTCAACCTGTAACTCTCAGACAGTGGATTAACCGTGACCCCATCTTTGCTCGCAAGTTAGAGGAAGCCAAAGAAGAAGGGGCTACCCGAGATTTAAGTAGGGACAAATACGAACTAGAGTTTTCTGAGTTCTCAGAGCAATTCCTTGGTTCTAAGATTTTCGCCCATCAGCAAAACTGGGTAGATGTATTAGAGGGAAAAGACCCATCATGGCTGCACCCTTCTATGATTTACGAACCTTCTGACCCAACCAGACTTTTAATCAATGTGCCCCCTGAGCACGCCAAGTCAACTACCATTACAGTCAATTATTCAACTTACAAAGTCTGTATGGACCCTGACAATACAAGAATCATTGTAGTTTCTAAAACCCTACAAAAAGCCCAGGAGTTCGTATATTCAATCAAGCAGAGACTGACCCACCCTATGTGGGCAAAAATGCAGGCTACCTACGCACCTTCGGGTGGTTGGAAGGAAGACGCAGATTCCTGGAGACAATCCTCTATTACCCTGTCGCGTACTTCTACCGAGAAGGACCCGACGGTACAAGCACTGGGTATTGGTGGACAAATTTACGGTTCACGAGCGAACCTAATAATTCTTGACGACTGCGTCACTGGTGCCAACGCTCACGAATATGAGAAGCAACTAGAGTGGTTGCAAAAAGAAGTAATTACTCGTCTTGATGACGAAGGAGTTTTACTCGTAGTAGGTACACGCTTTGCAGCAACTGACCTATACCGAGAGATAAGAAATCCAAAACATTGGTCTAATGGCGTAAGTCCATTTACCTATTTTGCTATGCCAGCAGTTTTAGAGTTTGCTGATAAGCCAGATAATTGGGAAACCCTCTGGCCCAAGAGCGACCAAACTACTTCTAGCAAAAAGCAACCTGATGAGAACGGCTTGTATCCTAAGTGGGACGGTCCAGCCCTGTACCGTCGTAGAGGCGAAGTAACTCCGACAACATGGGCTTTGGTTTACCAACAGCAGGACGTACAAGAAGATTCAATCTTCCGTCCACCATGCGTACAAGGTTCCATTAATGGAATGCGTAAAGTCGGTCCTATTAGACCTACAGTTCCAGGACATCCAGCCAGTGGGGATTTTTATACCTTGATGGGTATTGACCCAGCCATGACTGGTAATACCGCAGCCGTAATACTTGCTTTCGATAGACAAACGCACAAGCGTTATGTATTAGATGTTTATAATATGCAAGACCCGAACCCTCAAAAGATTCGTGCCTTGATGGAAGACTGGGTTAATAAATACCAACCCAATGAAATTAGAGTTGAGATAAATGCTCATCAAAAGGCTTACGCTTTAGATGAAGAGTTAAACCAATGGATGGCATCTAGAGGCGTTCAGTTTCGTTCTCACTTTACAGGTAAGAATAAGTGGGATGTAGATTTTGGTGTTGCCTCTATGGCAGACCTATTTGGTACTGAGCGTGATGGCAAACATCAAGATGATAATTTAATTGAATTACCATCATCAGAAAATAATGAACACGTTAAGGCTTTAGTAAATCAACTTATAGTTTGGAGTCCTAACGCAAAGAAGAACCAAAAGACTGACTGTGTTATGGCTTTATGGTTTTGTGAGATTAGGGTTAAAGAGTTAATCCAAATGTCTGGCTTTGCTCAATCCCACACATATAACAGATATGCAACTAAAGCAGGTATAAGAAATCGTGGCGTTGTAAATCTAGATGAACTCGCAGCAGCACAATATGCTGATGCTTATTACTAGGAGTTTGAATGGCACTTAATGTGCAACAGATTGCGGATAAGGTAGAGGCTTTAAAGCGTCGCTACTCTGATAGAGACGTCCGCATGGCTAATGTACTTTCAGTACGTCGTGGAGAGATTCAATCTGTATTTCCAGATTTCTTTCCTGAAGGTATGCCAGCACCAATGGTTGCCAACTTTATCGATATTGCTGCTAGAGATTTAGCAGAAGTACTTGCCCCATTACCAAGTTTTAATTGCAGTACTATAAATGTAACTTCTGACCGTGCTAAAGCACAGGCAGATAAGCGAACTATGGTTGTTAATAATTATGTGCAAACCTCTCGCTTACAAACCCAAATGTATACTGGGGCTGACTGGTACCTTACATATGGCTTTTTGCCTATAGTTGTTGAAGTTGATGTTGAAAACAATCAGCCCCGTATACGCGTAGACAATCCTTTAGGTGCTTATCCAGAGTTTGACCGCTTTGGTCGTGTAGTTTCTTATACTCGTCGTTACTACAAAACTCTTGCAGAATTAGTTGTAGAATTTCCAGAGTACGAAAGACAACTCGTAGGTCCTCATGGTCGCGAGAATGTTGATATGTACGCAATGATTGAAATGGTTAGATATGAAGATGCTGACCAAATTATATTATTTGTTCCCTCAAAGGACAATTTACCTTTACGAGTAACTCCTAACCCAGTTGGGGAAATAATGGTTAGAGTTGCTAAGCGTCCAAGTATTGATGACGATATGCGTGGTCAATTTGATGATGTCGTATGGGTACAACTTGCACGTGCTCGCTTTGCTTTGCTTGGTTTAGAAGCAGCAGAGAAGAGTGTTCAGGCTCCGTTGGCACTGCCCAATGATGTTCAAGAACTTGCTTTTGGTCCCGATGCAGTGTTGAGAAGTCAAAACCCTCAGCAAATCCGCAGAGTTGGATTGGATTTACCAACAGCAGCATTTACCGAACAAGCAGTGTTGCAACAGGAAATGCGTCTGGGTTCCCGATATCCAGAAGGACGCACTGGCAATATTGATGCCAGTATCATTACAGGACAAGGGGTCCAGGCGTTATTAGGTGCTTTTGATTCACAAATCAAAGCAGGACAACAAATTCTTGCACAAACTTTTGAAGATGTTTTAAGTCTATGTTTGAGAATTGATGAAAAATTATTTTCGTATGAAAAGACTGTTCGTGGATATAACGACGGTGCACCATACGAACTCAAGTACAACCCAGCAAAAGATATTAAGGGTGACTACACAGTAGAAGTTCGCTATGGTTTGATGGCTGGGCTAGACCCAAGTCGTGCTTTAATCTTCTCTCTTCAGGCTCTTGGTGGAGATTTAGTCTCACGTGAGTTTGTAATGAAAGAACTTCCTTGGTCTGTAAACGTAAGTAAGGAACAAGAACGCATTGATATTCAACGTATGCGAGATAACCTAAACAGAGCAATTGAAGCAAGTGCACAAGCATTGCCACAATTGATTGCCAGTGGACAAAATCCATCAAAATTAATCTTGCAGTTATCGCAAATTATTGATGCTAGAAAGAATGGTACTTCTATAGAAGAGGCTGCAAAAGAAATCTTTGCAGAACCAGAGCCTACTCCAGTTGAGGAATCACCCGAGCAGGTTGCAGCACAACCGTCCCCACCTGGTGCTCCCTCTCCCTCAACTGGAGCATCTTCACCTCCGCAAGGAGCACCCGATATAGCAAGCATACTAGGACAACTGGCAGGTTAAAATGGATAAGATTGATGCACAACCAGAGTACGTCAAATTATTCAAAGAAGCCATTGATGGTTATGCTAAAGCAAGATTTCCACAAGGTGCCCTAACCACAAGTTTAATTTTAATTGCAGAATTTATAGACGCAGATAATCAATATCATCTAGATGCTTTGTCAGATGGCAGGACTCCACCGTGGAAATTAAACGGAATGCTTGCACACGCAACAGATATTCTAGTAACTTCAGAAACAAATTTTTTAGAAGATGAGGACTAATGGCAGTTAGAGAACAAGTATCAGGTCCTGGTTCACAATCAAAAAGAACTGACATGAATGTATCCAAACAACCAACAAGATACATGAGTGGTGGAACTTATGGTGAAGGTCAAGAACTAATGGAACAACAGGCTGGTGCCAGTATGTATCAAGCACCGCCAGCAGTTCAACCTGCTGTTAGTCGCAGTAACATTATGTCAGCAATGTCTGGTAATGCTGGGCTTATGGACAAGACCAATAGACCTAGCGAACCATTAACAGCAGGAATGAGTTTTGGTCCAGGTCAAGATTTCACAAATTTAAATTTACCTGCTGCCCCACCTCAACCAACTTTACAATCTGAATTATCTAAATTAATACCTGGGGACAATACAGGAAAACTGTCGGCAATTTTCAATGAGATGTTTTAAAGAACGGATTTTAATTAGTGGCTCGCTTACAAGGCTGGACACCACCGCAAGGTTGGTCTGCTTATACTGATTCAAAATACAATCCTGAATTAGCGGTTGCTTCTTATCGTACTGGTATTCCAGAATCTAATTTACAACAGATAAATTCTTGGGGTAAACTATACGATAAGCATCGTGAACTGCTTAGCATGGATAACGAAAAAGCAGTTCAAGAATTTAATGCTTTAGATGAAAGTGTTCAAGAAGCCCTTAGAACTACTTTTGATAATCCAGATTATTTAAACAAACCTAAAGACTGGACTGTGCTTGGCGCTTTAGGTAAAGGTATTAAAACATTAGTTTCTTCCCCTTTTAAATTTGCTTTTGAAACAGCATTACCTGCTTATAGTCAAACTCTTTCTGCTCCTTATAACATTACTAGAGCATTAAGTCAAGGAGAATTTACTCCTTCAATGTTGCTTATCTGGTCTAAAGACTGGGACGGCAAAAAGATATTTGACAAGAACTACACCTCTCAACTTGATGCAACTTATGGTGACGGTGTTGCAGCACTTGCTAAAGGTTTAACTGTAGGTAAAACACCAGGGCAAGTTATTGAAGAAGTTGGCGGAGTAACTCCAGAGTTAGAGCGTGCTCTTAACTTCATGCAAGAAAACCCTGATAAGTTTAATATAATTCTTGAAGACTATCGTCGTGGTCAAATTTCTTTTGGTAGAGACGTTGGAAGATTTATATTCCGTCTTTCACCAGATGCACCTACCGCACAAGAAAAAGCATTTGACAGAGTGTCAGGTGTATTAGACGCTGGCTATCAAATATTTGCTGACCCATTAACTTGGGCTACGCTAGGTACATGGGGTGCTGCTAAAGGTTTAGTTAAAGCAGCAGGTGCTTTAGACCAAGAAGCGCTTAAATTAACTGATGATATTCTTAAAGTTAAACTAAAAGAGTTTCCTAATACAGACCCAATAATTCTTAGATACCAAGCAAGACGCGAAGCAGTTGAACAAGTTCTTGCAAGACAATCAGAACTTGCACCATCGCCAACTCGTCTTTTAGCGCCTGACCTAACTGTTAAGAGTAATAAAACTTTAGGCTTGCCTTTACTAAATAAAGGTAAAATTTACGGTAACTTAATGAAGAAGGGTATTCCTTCTGATATCGCAGTTCCTTTAGTATTTAGAGAAAAAGAAGTCAAGGCTGTATGGGATGGTGTTAAGAACTCCGCTATTCCTGGCTTAGGTCAATTGATTAAAGCCTTTCGTGAAGGCAATGATGTAGTTAAAGCAAATGTTATAGATGACATTGGAAGATTTTATCCAATGTATAACGACGACGCTATTATTAGAGAATTTGCAGAAGGTGGAATTGAAGACGCTTTTACTGCTGGTAAATACTTTACAGATAGTGAACATGCTTTAAGTCTTTTTAACGCTAAAAGTAATAGCATGATTTTTTACACATCTAACAATGTGCTTACTGCAAACAAGAGTTTACGGTTCCGTCAAAACTTTAGACTTAAAATAGCGGAAATATTTAACACTCGCCAACCAGTTTCAGAAGGCGATGACTTATTTGAAGTTTTAAAGCAATCTGATAAAAGTCTAGATGCTGCTTACATAGCAGGAAGATATTTAGAATCAGGTCAAGACGTTGATAAAGTAGCCAAGAACGTTGCTGATTTAAGAAATACAGACCCTTTATTTAACTTGGCTGCTACTAAGATGGCAACCTTTAAAGAAAGAGTTGGTAGGTATTTTTCACGCCATCCATTAAGTCGCACAATATATACTGATGATGATAACGTATATAAAAGTTTACCTGCTTTTAGAGATTTAGCAAAACTTGTACTTCCTGATAAGCAAGCAAAAATTCTTACTCAAAGATTTGCTGACTTAAAAATGAATGATAGGCGAGTAATGCTTCGTGCATTACATGCAGATGTTTATCACAGTAGTGGTTTAGGTGCTATACCAGGCGGCACTGACATTATTCAAGGTATACTTGACGACACCTTTGGTTCACTTGGCTTTATTTCAGGTCAAAGTTTAGATATTTCTAAAGGAATGAAGTTAAGTAATTCATATAAACAATCAGTAAGTATTGGTGCTGATTTTGATACAGCAATTTCTAAAACACCTTCTCAACCATTTCAATTTACTAGTAACGTTAGCCAACCTAAATTTGTTGAAATAGCAAATCTTCTTGGCGAGAATGCTTTATCTAAAAAAGAAGACGGCGCTAAAGTCTGGAATGCTTTAAGAAGAATGGGTGCTATTACTAATAGCCATGCTGTTAGCACCGTAACTAATACTTGGACAATTGCAACGCTGGTTCCTAAACTAGGTATTAGGGCTGTTGTAGACGAACTCTTTTTATTTTCTTTATATGCACCTTATGAAATAATTGGTAGTTTTGTAGGGCGTGCACGCAAGGCTGTTAAAACTTTGGCTATAGCCAGAGGAAGTGCAGAGGGTATATCGTTCTCTCAAGAAAGATTTTTAAAACTACAAGATAAGATATCTCCTGAAACTAGACGTGCTATTGAAGATTTAGCAGCAATAGAGCATCCTAAAGACTTTGTAGCCCAAAAAGATTTCGTTGTTGAAACCATAATAAATGAAGCAATAAACGAATTAAGAGCGATACCAGGTTTTACAAGCAATCTTCCTAGCCCAATGGTGCTTGATAAAATGGATAAAAAATTCCTATATGCTCTAATGCGTTATAACCCTATGGGATTAGATTTAGTAACATCATCTCAGGCTAGAAATGCTGCTCTTGG